AGGACCCGAAGGAGGAGGTGCCGCCGGCGGTGCCGTCGGCGCCGGCAGCAGAGGAGCCACCGCTGCCGCTAGCGCCTCCAGCGCCAACAGTGATTGTTTCCGTAGTGCCCAGCCCGTCTGCATCATATGTGGCGGTGTTCCTTGCGCCGCCGCCTCCGCTACCCCCACCGTACCTGTTTGTTGCGGCCGCGTTGCCGTTACCGCCGCCACCAGCACCGCCAGCCCCAATGACCTCTACGGAGACGAATTTCGTGTTGGCGCCCTTGGTCCAGGTACCGCTCGCCGTGAAGCGGGTGAAAATCGCTGTACTACCACCACCACCACCTGCATATTTACCCATTATCTTCTCCTATATTCCTAACGCTATCCTGATTTGTGCAAACCATCCTTTTTGTACCTCACACCACTCTATATACCCATACGTAGCAGTAGACGCCGCACTATGATTAATAGCAAAACTTTCGCCAGGATACAATACTAATGGATGACTGTTTCGCTCATTACCAAACTCCTCATACAACACATCTGTCGTTGCTACTACCCCTTGCCACAGTATGCCAGCTACAGTACCGGCGGTAGGAGCGGCGGTATAAGGAAAAATTTGCCCTATTGACGGCTTCCAACGACTATCCAAAGGTACACCATTAGCCTTGACAGCCGTACCGCCAGTCGAATCACTTGATTGTTTTATCAGCTTTAATGTTTGCTGAGCTTGTGGCTTTGAGTAAAAAACTTGTTGTACTAATAGTACAACATCACTGTCTAAGGCGTTTCGTAGCTCAACAGCAGTACCAGCACCAGCCACATTTAACGCGTTTAAATCATACCTATATGTAGGGTACGGTAAAAACCCTGCGAGTATGTTATTAAAAAATCGTAGTAGGCTATTAGCTTTTAACACAACACACCACCTCAGTGTGGGTGGCCCGGTACACCACCCACACTACTTTCTTTATAGATCAACTACTTCGAATATGTATTCGCAGAAGAGTGTAGAGATGGTAGAAGTTTGTATTGTAAAGTTATAACCGGGATTGATACGCAATGCCCCGTTATACCATCGATCACAGAAAAACCCTCTGGGATTAGTAGTAATAGCGGCAGTGGTCTGAGCGCCTAGGATAGAAACTGCTACAGGAGCTGCCGGTAGGGTAGCAACAGCCAGTGTAGCAACCCCTGGAGCTGCTCCAGCATCACCAGTTTTCATATTACGGATGGTTGCGGCGGTAGTTTCTGTTACGGCTGTAGCAGAGTACCCGCCAAGAGCGCCAAATAGTGTAGCAGCCGCGCCAGCCGCAACTAGACTAGCAGCACTCACATACCACAAACGTACACTCTTCCCAGAATTAACGCGATTAGCGATAGTAAGTGCGGGGGTAGTCGCTGACAACCCTGCTTGAGTAACAACAGTTGTTTGATTTGCTACTGCATACACATTACCTCTCTCCACAGCTTCATCAAAACCAGCTCCGGCATGCTGAACCAACACGCCACCATTCTTCATGTTACCACGGGCCGCACCCAAAAGATTACCAAAACGATCAGCTAATGTAAGTTCCATAATTTTCTCTCTCCCCTTTATGAATCTTGTCTAAGTCTAATTATCTGAAGGCACACTATCGCCTATAGTCTCAAATGCTATTTCTCCTGCACAATTTCTAATCTGCGTAAGTAATCGTATAATTTCATCAAGCTTCGAGTTATTAGCAGTGTCATTTCTATTACTTCTCGCCACTCCATTTAACCCCATAACTGCAATATCTACTTGATCATAATACACTGCATACATATGGGCACTGCCGCTCTCTGTAATAAACTTTGCTCTTCGTATGTTTGCTTCCCCAACCAGTACTATTTCCGCGCCTGGGGAAAAGGGTAATCCGTAATCATTAGTCGGATCACTACCATCACTCCGCCACCTTACCCGACCAGTACTCTCTGGATCAACGTAGAATATAGCGCTTCTCACACCGCCAGCTAACGTGCCATTAGCACTTAGTGTAGCTACAGTATCAGGACCGCTAGCCTTATCACTAGTTATAGACAGCTCTTCATAACCAATCGCATTTGCCAAACTTACTCCTCCTTTCTATATTATACCAGAAAATTCCTTATGTTTCAAGAAGAGGATCTCCTATCACATCTCCTCCATCTACAATCTTGACCCCACCACCACTTACACGCTCCGCCAATATCTCTTGGCATCGTATACAAGCGTCATCGTACTTACCCAAACGCCCACCATATTTACAGGAGTGAGGAGTAAGGTTATTTGAACGCTTTTTATACGCAACAGGCACAGTTGTAACTTCTTCCACCTCTATCAAATCTACATCTTTTTCGACAACCTGCTCATCCCGTTGCCGCGCACTTTCTCTCACCACAGTACTCAAACGTACAACGTTAGGGTTTTCTAAAGGAGCGGTGGGTGGGGCGGTAGGTTCGTTACCAATTCTCTCCCCAAGCATTCTTTGAAGCATATTATCTACCTTACCAGTAGCCATATCCCTCTGAGCCTGACTCAGGTAAAAGAATGCCCTATCCTGATGCTTCTTCATAATATGCATTACCAATTCATACTGATCAAGCATCCTTACACCGCATACAACACCACTGGTGGAAACTGGACAGGGATCGCTTGTAAGTTGGGGAGGTGGGCAGGGAGGAGAGACGAAGAATATACGTCGCCCGTCCTTATCGCGTTTTCTTAAATAATATTGGTATGTGGCGAGGGGTACGGGCGCTAAAGTACCATCACCACGATAGAGGGCAGCAAATTGTGGAGCAGGTGCAAACTTATTACCCTCCACAGAATAACTACCAGGCTTCATTTTTAACACCCTATTTCTATCAGTCTGTCTTCGTATCATATCATCGGGGGATAGTTCCAGTTGATGCTCCTCTAAGGCCGCTACCTCTTGAGGTGATGGTGAACGTGCTCCCCACACACTTATCGGATCCATTGTCATAATTTAGCCTCCTGTATATTCTGGTTTTATAGCCACATAAAACGACACTTTGGCCTTTGGTAGTCGTTTACTTAACCATGCATAATTGTCAATATCATTATAAATCTGATCCCGTCTTGATAACCTTTTTCTAGGGTCTTCCTTCTCCAACACCCTTTTTGCCAAATCTTCTAGATCCCCACGCCACGCGGTTCCAGCACCCACCGCAATAATTCTCCGGCCTGGAACGCTATCGTTAATCACCATCTCGGGTTTTGTGTCGCGAAGGGCGCGATCTTTCTCTTCTTTAAAGGCACTACTACCCCTATCCTTCTGATCCTTCTCCCAGACCTCTAATAGCCTATTAACCCTCTCCATATGCCTTTCATATGCATAGCGATCAGGTACCCACACTGGTAGTTGTTCTTCTACACCCTTATTACCCTTTACAATTTTAATTAGTAGCGCCATACTTCTGTACCTTTATCATCTGAATACGTAGTATAGAGCCGTCAGGTTGGGGCCAGGATTCAATAGGAGCAAGATAATCAACCCTCCATACATTTTTATCCAAAGACTCTATGAGTTTTTGACAACCTATACCTTGCGGATTATCGATATAGTAATCATCGAAGAGTATTTGAGTTCTTGTAGTAATAAGAGGTTGAATCGCTTCCCAATCTCTCTGTATCGTATCCCAAGAATGTCCACCGTCCACAAATATAAAATCCATTGGAACTTGTGGCTGGTCTATAGTCAATGTGTGATGACTATATCCCGCATACAAATGTATATGAGCTCCAGTATGGCTTAGCCTTGCTGCTACCCATTGTAGATCGGGTGGTTGTTTGCTATTCTCTACCACCATCATTTCTTTAGTTAACGGTTGGAACATATCATGGCCGTAGTATGTGATACTATCCTTAGTAAACGTAGTCTTAGCGGCCTCAATCATACTCAACGCTCTTTCTCCCGTCCACGTACCAATCTCCAACAATTGAGTGCTTAAACTCTCTTTTACAATCTGTGGAACCCAATCATAACGAGACTTGATTGTGGTAAGTTCCGATTTTGCCCTCATCAAATTCCTAAACACTTTTAGATGCGCTGCTACATAGATTTTTTCGCTATGTTTCTCTAGAATCCTCTCTCTTGCATCCTTCCGCGTCATCCTATAAAGAAGTTCAGACAACTCTTCAATACTAGTATACACCTGACAAACCTCAGGATAGTCGGATGCATACCCATATTCTGGAGATAGTACTGGAATATTACTAGCAATTGCTTCAAGTATTGGTAACGATCCTCCTTCGACAAACCCTGTTACAAGGAGAGCATCAGCATTTGCATATACTATTGCAAGAGCATCAAGGTCAAGGTGCTCTGTATAGTTAACTGACACTCCTAACGCACGAAGTTTTTCTACTACAGGTCCCCATCCGGTACCTATAATTCTAAAGTGGTAAGGTGAAAGATCCATCATCCACGCCAATTCAAGGAGTAGCCAGGAGCGTTTGCGCCCGTTGGGCTGCTCCGCCCCCACAACTAGTATCTCACACGTTTTTGGTTTAAAAATTGGATTCACAGGAGCCTGTATAATATCATACACATCTCCACATGTTATAGTATGAAACTCATCTGCCCCACACCTACTCATAGCAATAACCTCAGCATTCTTTGCAGCTTGCCGGAGACTACCTTCAGCCCCTGGATTACAATGGGTATATAAGGCTAGTGACTTACCTTCCACTACCTCTGCTGCTTGATGCCATGGTATAAAATAGTTCAGATCGGCAGACCAATCAGGTTTGTCAGTCGCCTCAATCATCATACTCTCTGTACTCGCCTTCAGTAATGGAACTACTAGATTTATCATTGCTTGGCTCTGGTAAGGCGCGCTGATATGTATTCTGCTCATTCATCCCTCCACTCAATACCTTAAAATCTTCTAATTTTGCTAACCCATTTTCTATCAATAACTGTTTAGAACTATGATAGCCTCTACCTTCCCAATTCGAAACTAATTGCATCTTCTGTTTCGGCTCCATTAGTTTTATACTTTCTAAAGTACTTATGGCGCTAGTATAACCCTCCTCCTTCCATTCCAATAGTATATGAAGAGGTGCATATCCTAACATTGGGTGCATGGGAATAATCATATCAAACCCTTTGTTTTTACCGACCAGCTCAAAACATCTCGTCTTCCTAATCAACTCATGTCTTTGCGTAACCTTTAAAAACCAATAACAATCGTTATGCGGTGAGTAGAGAATAATGTGTGTTCCGTGACGCCGTTTATACAATATGCAGTCATCTACTAATCCTAACACCCCATCATCTTTATTAGTACGTAGCGTTTTTAGGCGAAGACCATGCTCTTTAAGGAGAGTGGTTTCAAGGATTTTCCAGTACTTAGGCGGTAGGTACCAGTAAGCAGGGAACCTGTTCCCGCACACATCTGTGCAAAAACGATTGCGGGCGGCCATCAGATTATTTATCAGTACATTTTCTACACTTCCATCCCCATGAAGAATTTCATAGCGAATCTCTCCTCCGTAATTAAATCGTGAGTTGATCATAGCATATCAGCTCTTTTTGTTGGGTATGGGGATGATAAGCCCCCAACATTCTTACCATTCTCATCGCTAAAATAATAAGAGCACGGCGTACCGATTATTTGATTAGGTTCAGATGGAAATGAGAAGCATGTGACGGGGCGTGATTCGTAAATATCACACCTATCATCTTTATGATGCTGGCAAGATGAGTGCATATCGACTACTATCTTCATAACACCGTCCTCTACTACCATCCCTCTTATCTTATTATATTCTATATCCATACTAGCAGAAAGAGGGAATGTGATAAGAAATACCCCTAAATTCTCACAACACCAACCACAGTGGTTACATGATCCTTGCCTTACCCACTTATCCTCCATAATTACTCTTTGGGAACTCTGTACCATCCACAAATTTGTTCATGAAATCACAGAAGGCTCCAACACCTACATCATTCACCTGACGATGTGATGCTATTACTGAACAGTCTCCATACACCTCTACGCCCTTCTCCTGACACTGTTTATAGAATACTAGATCTCCATTTAGACCCGGCTCAGATTGTAGATAGGGCGGGTCTAGCATTTCCAATGCATCACGCCTCAATAATACACAACCAAAACCCGCCGCATCTATAGGTATAACACTTGACTCTAGCAGACTCCCGTCCTTTTTATGAAGGGCGATAGGACTATTAGTATAGGGGACACCATCTAGACCGTTAAAAAACGCATTAACCTCTTGTACCATAGGCTCGTATGTAGCATTTATAGCTGTGCCGTGGCCCCTACGTGTTTCAGCAGCATCCTCTATCCTCTTGTAGATCTGAGGGGTATGTACTCCCTGCTCATTTCTCCTAAAGTACAATCCTGATATGACAGGTTTATCCCTGGCCGCTAATACAATCGGCATTGATGGCGGATGAACCATATCCTCATCGATTATAAATAAAAAATCTCCCTTACTTTTATGCAGGAAGTCATCGATCAGATAATTGCGATTAGAATCAACCCTACAACTAGTAACCCACTGAGTACCGTAGAGCATATCATTCTTACTTAATTCTGTCACTAGCGCTGCTATATTCATAGGACATGTCGCTGATACATATGCACCTACATACATACCAATAACAATCTTAGGCTTCTCCATACAACCCTCCTTATTTTTATATTTTAGGGGCAGAGGTTAGTACTATAACGTACCCCTACTATACCTACAACTACACGTTCCCCTCCACTGCCCAATAGCATCCAGTAAGGGTAGAGTCTGTAACCGTACCATCCTCTGAATAACGCATAACCATCCAGTGATTAGCGCTATACGTATAATTAGTACCAGTAGTCTTACCAGTGTACGCAGTCCACGCCACACTCTTTCCACCAACCTGATAACCAGCAGTACCTAGATTTGTCGTCTGATTACCAGTCGTTTTTCCATTTATCATCGTCATAGTGATGTAAATGGTAGTGCTAGCAGCCAGAGCATTTGCTTTGATGTAGAAAGCGTCCGTTACCGTATGCACTCTTGGAAATTTGCATACAGGAATATAGGAATCGGCAGTTACATCTGTATTCACTGATAGAACCTTCTCAGTGAGCCCGCTAAAAACGCTCATTACACATCACCTCCTATCATGTTAGTAGTATGGGTAGGATATCATGGTGCCTACCCTCACCATCTAATCTTATGCTGTAGGAGCTGTTGCATCAGCCTGCATATAAAAACCCCAGGTTCCGTCCCTTTCGCCCTTACCCTGAGTGCCGACGTAGTTGATTTCTGTAGCCCGGAGAGAAGCATCCCGCTGCTCTTCCATTTCAGGCTCAGTATACTCTACGAAAATTAGTGCGTCACGTGCAAACACTGCTGAGTAAGCAGCGGATGAGGTGATACTAATTGTAGGGTCAATTAGAACATCTGCTCCAGCCATCCTCCCCACCCAATAATTCTTCCAAACCTCTTCAGTCAACCCCGTTATGGATCCGCCGCTTACACGACTAGTAGACGGAGTTCCAGTAACCTCGATCCAAGATCCGTTAGTGAGAGATGCAATTTCCGTTGCTACGTCCCTATAATGATAGGGGTGTAGAATGATACTAATCTCACCAGAAACAGGCCGTGTTGCTGCCTGTAGACGGCTTTGAGCCGCTTGCATCCAGCCACTCACAAATGTAGAGCTTGAGGAACCAAATCCTGCATCTAGCCCACTAAACAATGATGTAAGATCATTATCTACATAGTATGAGTATGCGTTGGCTAATCCTTCACCGATCCTTCGACGAATCGGATCCTTTAACGCCTTTGCCGCCAGGTCAGTGATTACTGCCTGTCCCCCTGCCTCACTCACAGATATAGCAACATTAGTGTCACTAACAGTCTGAGCCTGAGAAAGATCAGTGCCTTGTGTGAGAGCAAGTACACTAAACGTACTAATTACTGGTTCGTTATAGGTGAGACCAGAACCTGCACCTAATCTAATTGTATCCACACGCTTCCTCGTCACACCAGTCTGCTTTAGGGTCAACCTCGCAGCCGCCTTAAAGACTGGCAGTGAATTGGACATGGTGGACGTAGTTGTAATCGCCACTTAAGACCACCTCCTAATAACTTCCGCCTCGGCGGAGCTGCGGATAAAGTTTCTCAAACCTTGCCGCTTCAGCCGGTGTTGCGGTACCATCGCCATACTTCTGCTCCAAAATTCTATAATCACTGGCGGAGACGTTCGTAGTAGGAGCAGGAGTAACCCGATCTACACCAGATACAATACGTTCTGTAGCAATTGTACGGCGTTGAGCCTCTGTTGCTACACCCCTATTTCTTTCTAAGATTGCAAGATGTTTGGTCATTAAACGCTCATCCTGCAACTCTGACAACTCCCTTGCCAAATCCTGTAGTTCGCCAATAGTTGCGTTGCGCCCGAGATGCTTTCCCGCCATGGTAATCGCGTTGGCCGCTACCATATTCTGACTAATCCAAGGCTTCCATTGTTGATACTCAGCACCTTCTCGAATTAAAGCCCCGACACCTTGCATCTCATCAGGCTCGAGCGGTGTCTCAGAAAGGTCATTAAGGTCTGAAACTTTCTGAACAATTTCGGCAATACCACTCTCAAACGCCTGGGTACGTCGTGATTCAGCTTCTTGAAGAAGTGGGTTAAGAGCCTCGAGACGTTTTGATAATGCATCTACCTGTGCCTTCCATACCGCTTCGGTTTGTGCAATACGATCATCTACCGACAGCTCTACAGGCTTATCGCTAGACTGTTCTTCTACATCAACCGCTTCAACCGGCTGTTCAAGAACCTCTTCGTCTACATCGTCAACCATTTCTTCTACAGGTCCGTCAAGTATACTATACTGATTCATTCAACCCTCCTAATAACCCCTTTAAGTTTACTATAACAGATAGTACAGCCATTTGTCAAATGGTATTTAAAAAGCTCCTTGAATCCAGTCAAAAAGACCTCTATTTGTATTGGAAGGCGCTTCATCTAAAAACCGTGAGTATCTTTTTGCCTGTGCTTGTTTATAATACCTGGCTATTTTTGGATCCAGATTAGATATAGATTCAATACTGTTAAGGGCGAATTCTGGGTCTGTCTCAAAAGCCTCCATAAGGCTTTGTTGAGTGGGTGTAAGTTCATCCCGATTTCTACCTTTTAATGTAGATAGTTGGGCACGTAGATATTCTGGAGTCATAATTCGAGTTTTACCCTGCCCTAATGCACCTATAACGTCTGAGGCAATGGAGCGCTCATCAGGTGCTATTCCTTGAAGACCCTGGTATAATGCTGCCTGATCAGTCATTCGACTACCCTCAGAGGCAAGATAGTCTGTATAAGGGTTACTTATTGATGTATCGAACCCAATTGATTTTAGGGCATTACTCACTGCACGCTGCTTACCGCCCAACTCTGGATTATTAAACGGTAAATAGTACTTAGCCTCACCAGAACTTATATCCCCAAACCCTTTTGCGTTTTTAAAAGATTCGCTAGCGGTCATTGGAGCGGTAGTTTTTGGTGGTGTAAAACGCCCTGATAGTGGTTCTCCTCTCAAATCTCCTGGAAGTACGGGTTCTGTATCAAGTGGTTGTGACCCTCTTATTCGAGAAATGATATCAAGAACCGATCCTCCTGATCTACTACCAGATCCAGACTGTAAGGCTCCGTGCGTCTCCTCCCAGCGTAAGGCCGCTTGATCTGATATACCGGCCCATGGATTGCCAGGAGTAAACGAGTCTTTTGGAATACGGTTGATAGGTGTCGGTCCTACTGGCCCTACCCTATTCGCTCTTGCCCTACCTTCTGCATCAATCTGATCCTGTATCCTCTGTGCCCGGCGCTGTTCATACGTATCTTCTTCCCGTAAGCGAGCCTCTTCTTGCTCAGCAGCTTTTAGAATCGTTTCGTCATCTGCCCCACCAGGAATATCAGCGTACTGGTTATCGTCTCGATACCTACCCGGATGAGCCTCGCGTAAAGTCTGTCCTGTATCATCACCACCAAGCCCTAATCCACTAAGATCATTAGGATCGTACGGTTCTGCCATTATACTATCTCCCTTCAGCTATCCGACGTATTTCCTTCTCGGTCGGTAATGGTTTACTCTCTATGGTTCTTAGCGCCTCACGCATTCGCGCCTCTGGAGCGGCGGTGTCAAGGATTGGTGTATGTCCTAAGGCTTTTATTACATTTGCTTTTTGCGACGCATTTAACTCCCAAAACTCGTCTTTTTTATATAACCGAAATGCAACAGGGCCTAGCTCTCGTAGCCATGTAGTAATCGCTTCTTGATACTCTTTAGGAAGTTGGTTGAAGTATAACGGTTGATGTTTACCGTCTACTAAAGGATTTTCAATTCCCCATCTAGGACCGAATGTATTGGCAGCCCAATCCTTAGTATATCCTTGAGGCCACGGACCACGTAGGTTCTTTGGTTTCTCACCAGAGGGTTCGGGATTTGGAAGATCGGTATCTAGTTTTGGTTGCGTTGGAGTAAATCCTGTCTCTGTTTGGTTTTTGGTCCGTAAGTAATCAACAAGCCCGTAGTTCTGATAATCCCATAGAATTTTGTTAGAGTAGAAGGATTTAAGTCGTGTATATGTATCTATAACTACACGATCACCAACCGCATTCTTCTGTTCTATAGCAGCTCCTTTCTTTATAGCATTTCCATATGCAATCAATTTCCGTTCCAGCTCCTCCTTATCTTTATCACTCCCCCCAAAAAAGTCAGATACTGTATGAGCAGCTAATTTATCTACGTTCTCATACATACGAAGGCCGGGAACGTGGTGTTCTGGACGATAATGAGTTTCCACACCGCCACCCGTTAGGGAGTATGTGATGATAGGTGCAAGCATCCAATCCATTTGATAACTTTTAATCCCTTTCCATATATCTTGAACAGAGAGCGGGGCGATTAGATTTAGTGTGCGAATGGCAGCGCGTTCCGCCATATTTAGTTTATTCAAATCTTCACCGGCAAACGTTTCTCCAGACCCTTCCTCTAGTATACTTGATACGAGTGGGGCTGCCTTAGACTGTAGATACCTTGGTAATATATCTTTAAATCTGTTAGCTTCGGAGACTTCTAAACTCCCAGCCGCTTTGCGGCGCGCTGTAAAGAATTGGGCTAAAAACCGTAGGTTTTGTAGATGGCCGCCCCACATATCAAATGCGGTATCTCCTATACGAACCTTTCCAAAGTCAGAGGAACGAGGATCCGCCTCCACATCGACATCCTCTATCATACCGCTGGAAGCTGCCCACTTAATAGCACCAAGCGTCACTAAACCTAACCCTACTGATTTTATTGAATCTTTAAGTATAAGATCACGTACGTATGGTGAGTAATCGGTCTGGCCGCCTATAGCACTATAACCAGCCTTTGCTGTTTTTCCTAACAACTGCCAACGTGATAAGAAGTATCGTGGGGAGAACATAGCAGTGCCTAATACACGGCGTAGTGAATCATGGCGTTGTAGTAATGGTAAATGACCACGCCCTGTTAACGTATTCACATAATCCGCGATATGAGCAAACTGTTTAGGGTCTTTAGTCATTGTATACCCTAACGCCTCTAAATCCTGAGCCATTCTATCAAACATAGCTGCACGAGCAACGTTACCTGCTGTAACAAACCCCTGGTTTGCAGCAGCCACGTGAGGAGCTTTCTCCAGTAACGCTACCTGTAACCCTTCTTCTCGGTCTGATAGATGAATAATAGCGTCCCATTTAGGAATCTCTAACCCGCTCTCCTCTCCGATGGAATAGTAAGGGCGTTGTACTAATTCAGTGTATATACGTTGTGCTTCTTTCTTGTTAAAAGCCGCTTTTATCATAGGCTTCCACATCCCGAACCACGCTTTTGGATGAGTGGTTAGTACAGCAAGCCCTTGTCGGAAAGGCCAGGAGAAGTCGCCAGATGAGACAAGGGCTGTTGGAGCACCCAGGTAGTCTAGAGCTAATCCTACTGCCTGCTGAGTACCCGTCTTATTCGCATCCATTAGCTTTTTAACTAGATCACGTCCAAACACTCTTCCCATATATTTTATATCAGCATCAGATATCAACTCTCCGTTAAATACTCGATGAAGAGCGTCCTTCGCGTTAAAACGATCCCATGCTAAATGATGAGTAATCCATTCAACTTGACTATTATGAACATCCTGGGCGATTTTAACTGAAGTGTCTCTAGGACGAAGCTTGATAGTATCTTCGATGTAGTTAAGAAGTGCGTCCCGCTCCACTTTTGTAAATTTATTGTATATAGTATCGGTACCAACTTTAGGCATCTCGCCACCAAGCGCCTTCAACTGTGCGTAGAATCTGTCTTCACCAGTTAAACTCTTACCTGCTGATACTAGATCTACTGTACGCTGCCTCGTCCATTGCCTATGTAGAGCGGCCTGTTCTGTTCGTAACGGTCTTTGTGCATCGACAGCTTCAGCAAGACGATCTACTAATTGTCTGATATCCATGGGCATTGAGGTTGGTGGTACAGGTTCAGAGGTGGTAGTTGCTACCTTACCACCATCCTTACCTTTATCGCCACCTACTCCCCAATTACGAGTGTATTTACCACGACCCCCGCCCGTAAGTTCTAACGCCGTTATCTCTCCCCCTTCTACTGTCCCCATCTTTGTCATTGCTAACTGTTTAGCACTTGAGGCAGCATTTTTCCATGAATCAGCGGCTGGTGTGTAACCAACTACTACACCATCTTTAGTAATCGCTAAGATTCTTGGGCCTCCTTTTTTTGTAACCTCTCCACGCACCGCTACCCCATAACCGGATGCTTGAAATTGACCGTCTCTACGTAAAGAGAGTATAGCGTCAAGCCGTGACCAATTCCGTGTTTTATCAGGCTGGGAGGTGGTAACACCATGTTCAATCTCTAATTTTTTACGCGCCGCCTCATCAAGCTTTCCACCACTATCCGAATTTATCCATTTGTTAAACGCATCGCTTGCGGCATCCTTTAGAGTCTTGCCACTTCCCACAACCTTATCACTATCGCCATATCCATAACCTACATGCTTAATCTTCGACTTACCATCAGATGCGATAGTATCTGGTAGAAATCTAACCTTATCCGGGTTAAAGACCAGACCCGGTTTTTCGAACATGACATGCCCCAACCCAACACCTTCTGGCTGCTCTTTACCAGTAATCTGCCCTTTTGAAAGGGTAGTTGTTTGTAGATGTACTGGTAGTGTAGAGGCTGGACGATCTGCCTTTTTAACAACCTGATGATTTTCTAACCAGTTCACCATCTGGAGAGTTTTGTTCTCAAGACTATTCTCACCAGCGCCTTTAGTATATTTATAAATTTGTTTAAATGGTTTATTATCCGGACCAGTACCCCTAACCATAAGCGTACGTTGTGTTTTATTGATACTCACATACACACCATCATGACCTTTACCATACACATCTTGGATATGGTTTTTAGCCTGCTCTTCTGTCCACCCTTCACCGGCTAGTGATTTTGTTAGCTTGTTAGCCACAGTACCAGGACGATCTGGCAATCCTAATGCACGATGCAATGCACGGTTAGTAGCAGCTTTTGCTTGATCTAAATCCCATATAGCCCCTGCCGGTTGTTTACCGTTATAAACTTCAAAGGTATGTCCGAATTCATCAACTCCACTAGCCCTATATAACTTTTCTTGATTTTGAGATTTTGTTCTCACAGCGATTTTTATGGTACGCTTATGTGTTGGATCCGCTTCTACCCATTCTCGAAGATCACGTACATCACTTGGGGGTTGAAATTTAGCCCGTGGTTTCTTAACAGTGGGTGTAGTAGGTACTGGTTCAGTTACTATCGGCTCTGTACCTGGAACATTAACAGATTTAGTACGAGGAAATAGTTCGTTAAGATCATCCCATAACAATCCTTCTATACCGATAACATGCGGTACCTGTTCTGAAGGAACCCCACGACCAAGAAGGATTTTAGTCTTATCTTCTTTTGATAAATCGTCATAGAGTCCCTCAAACTCATTCAGGTTACTTTCATCAGGTCGAGACTCATCAGGCATACTTCTACGAATTCTAGCATTCTCTCTTGCACGTAACTGCCTGATCTTTAGTACAATTTCTGCTTTACGTTCCTTCCCTACCCCTTTTGTATTATATTCATTTGCTAATGCTGTTATCTCTTCTTTTATAGTAGGAGCTGGTTTTATTTGCTCCGTACCCGATGCTAATTTTGCCTTATTAGCTAGATTCTCTTTGGCTTTAGCACGAAGGCGGTCTAGAACCTCATCAAATGGTTGTTTTATAGGCTCTACTTTTGGAGGTTCAATCGTAATAAACTCACGATTAGCCGCCGCATCTGGTGCAAGGTCAGGGTTATAGCCTTCAGACATGCGGCGTCGGGGCGTCGGATTTCCCTTATTTACAAATGGCGGTGTTATTTCCCTCTCGAACGTTGGTATCGTCGTATCAATAGGTGTTATGGTCCGTGGTGCTCTTCCTACCTCTGCCGTACGTAAATCTAACAGCTCATTATACTCTCCTGCTGTTAGCTCCTCTCCTCTACCAGCCTTTTCTAACAGTTCACCATAACGTCCTGTTTTAGGTGCAAACAGATTTGCGTCTGTCGGTGGTTTGGGAGTAGCTTCACCACGTTCCTTTGCGTACTGCTGTATCATTCGTTCTTGTTGTGGCGTTCCCCATAATACTGCTTGTTCGTCTCCAGGCGCTATCTGTTTGATACGCTCCGGTTCGTTAGCTAATATCTCATCAATGCGTGTAAGGAGTTGTCGAAACTGCTCTTCTGGGCTTTGAGTAACGGGCTCGAGCCCAGGTTCTGGGCTTTGTGCTATTGGTCCAGGCTTATCAGGCATTTGATAAGGTTCTTGTGATCTTATAACCTCTTGTAATTTATCTGTCCGTGGCACATCCCTCTTCGGAACATCGTACTCTCCTGGTATTTCATTAGGGATTTGTGCGCCGTGTGGATGAGTAGTGTCTGGACGGAACCTCACAAAATCGCCAGTATCCACGCCTTTTAGTACACGTCCTGCCTGTGGTTTTGTGGATATAATATCTGAAGGAGTAATAATATATTCTTCTACTATCCAATCAGTAGACTCTGGATGCTGAGCAAGAGCTTCTTCACGAGATAAGAATCCTATCGTACCCTCTCTTGTGTTCACGAGAGGACTACCACGATAATGACCTGTATACACAGATATAGGATCAGACGCGTCTATACCATTAGTTTCAAAAATGCTAAGTATAGTATCGGCCTCATGATCTTCTATTGTCTTACGCTGCCCATTTGGTAGAATTGGGCGGGGAGACTTCGAAGCCTCATCAGCCTCACGTAATAGTATCCGTACTGTATTTAACTCCCCTACCGCTCTTGCTTTACGTACTATTTCTATAGGAACTTCTGCTTCTACACTACCAGGAGCTGATAGAGTATCCGGGCGTTTTAGACGATCTAGCGCTTCTTTATGCTTCATGATAAGATCCTTATTACCCTCTAAAGCTCCTTCAGTGATTTGTTTAGCAAGTACAGGGTCGGTAAGCATCTCATCTATAGTATTATCCCACTCTTTAAGATATTTTTGATAAAGAGCTGCTTGATTAGCAGGAAGATTGTCCGAGTTTTTCACAATAACTTCTAATTCCGCGCGGTGTAGTGCCCATGTAGTGCGATCAGTAGATCCGATTATAGAGGGCTGTTCATACTGAGCTATACGTACACGAATGGGAACGCTTGTAGCACGCCGGCGTAAGTTTGCTCCGGGTACTGTTAGTTCACCCACACCAGTACCTTGTATACCTCCTTGAAACTCTGGTACTTGGGATTGTATTGCGGTAATAATCTTGTTCTGGTCAGGTGGTAGAAGGCTTGACCAGGGTCTTCGCTGAGAACCTACACTAATACCCGCGGCTTGTGCCAGTTCTCTTTGACCCTGTGTACTTTGCTGATTCCAATAATCCCCTTCAGTATTCACAGCAGTTTCCCAGACAGATGGAGCAACACGCGCCTCTTCAGATGTAGGGATATCGTTTAAATATTCCTCTGGGATCTCTTGTGGAGTCCCACGTATTTCATCACGTACTTCAGCAGATTTACGCATAAGAAGATCTTCTTGTCTCGGCCCTGGTGTTTCACGCCATTTAGGATTCTCCTCATCCATTTTAGCAACAATTTGTTTAATAAATGTATTTTGAGAAGCATCAAGACCTCGTGCAAGATCAGAAGATCGGGCAATTTGCCTTCTTGCGGGTCGTGCGTATGAGCCCGTTACCTGGCGCTCTGCCTCACTAATAGCCCTACCCACCCTCCTACCTACTCCTGATTCAGCGGCTGATACAGCTCCACGAACCGTACCCGTTAACGCTTTATTAGCGATATCTTCTGCCATGCGTCCACCAGCTAACGCTCCGCGCCCTAATCCTTGACCTATTACCCTTCCTGTACCAGGAGGTAGTGGAGGAGTTGCCATCATAGCTCCTCCCATAATCTCCGCAAGATAATCACCTATTCCACTACGGCCAGGAGTACCAGCAGGCATATAAGGTTCGTGAGGGCGCTGACGAATACCTGTTACTAGATTAGGATCCATATCAACTAGCGGTCCTTCCGGACGCTGTACTGATCCTTGTTCTAACTGCTTACCAATAGTATTAGTCTCGAAAGGTAATTGAGAAGCGATAAGATTACCGATTATCGGTGCTACACTCTTATCTAATCGCATGAACTCTGGCGGCACAGTTTCCGGGTTGTAATAAAGCTTTTTTATATCCTTAATAATATTGGATACTGGTCGGCCAACAGCACCCCTTACACCCTGTTGCATGCCGAATGGGTCTCTAGGATCCGATCCTATAATACGATTCATGATCGATAGTAACGGGTCCTGTGATCCTTCTCTTAATATATTATTACGTTTTCGGATTTCCTCAGACACTGGATTATCTATTGGTCCTACAGGACCTGTCCACTCGTCTGAAAGTAGTGGGGTTTGAAACCCTCTAGGCTCAATTGTACGAGGCTCAAATGGCTGTTGTGGAGATGGGGGAAGAGCACTTCCTCCTACAATAGTAGGCACCTCTTCAGTAGCTTGTGTGTCACGTCCGAATCCTAGTTGCAGCCCTGTATCGGGATCGATTCCCATGGCGAGAAGAGCCTCACGACGCCTCTTCTCTTCCAGATCGTCTGGGGAGATTGGATCACCAGGATTTAGAAACCTTGCTATAGAAGGTGGTGCGAATGGCATTACCTAAACCACCTGCTATTATAATTGATCCGCGGGGTCATTAATCCTCGTTGTTCCCCACGAGCTGCTGGCGAAAGGTTCATGAAATCATTACCTAGATTTGTTCCGCCAAGAAAATCCATAAATGAGGCGTTAGGAGCGGACGGGCCTGCTGCCTCATATTGTTCAAATAGTGGTTGGTAGCGAGAGCGAAACCAGTCGGTTTTTGCTCTATGATAGCCAGTAGTAGGGTATAGGAAGTTAAAGGCTGCTAGCGGGTTAGCGCTATAATAATCACGAAGTGTATCCGACATTGGTGGTAATGGCATACTATGTTAACCCCCTAAAAATTCCCTGTAAGAAAATCCCAATATGTTTTGTTAGCACCCTGCCCAGTAGCAGCATTTTGATAACGACGCAGTGTGTTTTGATAGTTTCGTGTAAGAAAATTGTTTGTTAGGAATCGTGGGTCCAGGCGTTGAGAGCGCATGAATTCGTCATAGACGCCCCTTGTATCACCACCAACAAGAAACTCTCCTTCACCCCTCTGCCCTTGCGAAAGACTTGGATCATTGGCACGATACTTTGTTACCAAATCCTTTAGCCCGGTTAGTATATCCGGCCCGCCCTGATCCGCTCCCATCGCGCCTGATGTTAGTTGCGTAAGGAGGGCTGCTGGATCATAATCCCTTCCCCCTAGTATATTTCTAAGACGGAGTAGGCTCATACGTTTTGGTAATTCACTTCTCATCCAATCAGTATAAGGATTTGAAATATTCATATCAAACCCATATCCTTGTAGAAGACGATCTGCTGAGGTATCAGGATCTTCTGCAAATGGGAATAGACGTGCAATATCAGAATCGTTTAGATTACCGCGTTGGAATCCTCCCGCAAATAAATTATCTGCGGAGCCTGTACGTGTTTGGAAGTTAGGATCGTGTGCTTCAAGGGGTGCTGTGTTAGGAGTACCTCCCGGTAATGGTGGTGGATTACTACCATTACCATTACCATTACCATTACCATTACCACCTCCACTACTAGTAGCAACTAACGGCGCTAAACTACTCTTCCTAGATCCTACAGGAAGAAGATTATAGAGGGTTTTAATAAATCCTGGTACCGCAGCATCAATTGCTAATAGATCCTCGTTAGAGAATTGGCTAAGGGCCTCGCTTGGTAACATAGCTAACTGCTGTTTAGTTAGTAGTGTTTTTAGTACAGGAATGGAATAATTTTGCCAGTTACGTATGATAGCATTACCGGGATCATTTGCCCCCGCACCATTCTCTCTTGCGATCTGAGCAGCAGCATTTGCCTCATTCCGCTTCAACATCTCGGTAGTAGGATCGTTATCTGATAACCATTTGAAAGCGCTATTCCCCTGATCATTTGCTATTCTCCACAAATCCGCAGCTTCGCCGCTAGCGCTGCTACCACCATACCTTAGCAAATCCTGTAACGCGGTCTTTGCATGAGACCATTGCTTCTTAGTACTACGTCCAGACTTAGATAATTGAGCTCGTATCTCATCCAAGCTCTTCCTACTTGGCATACTCTGATAATCCCAGTCGTAATCTCCATCGCCCATATACATCTTACCAGGCATCAGGACTTGAGCTTCGTGCTCCCCTACCCACCTACCATTTATTAGATACTCAGTCGCCACTACACCACACCCCGCCCCTTCTTCTCAGCGGCTGCGATAATTCGTACCTGAGCCTCCGCCTTCTTTTTAGTGGTACCTTTAGCGTGGATACCGCTCGGTCCTGTTACTCGATACTTTCCATTCTTTAACCTTGTTATTTTCTCCGGCAAATGGTTCACCGCTTTCTATACCATTCGTGATATACTCCACCTGCTTCTTCTTATCACGGAACTTTTTCTGAGCTTTTCGTAGTAGCTTCTTTTCCCAATCTGGTTTTGGCATACCTTTTCCTTTGTAGAATCTTTACTTCTGTAATTACGGTCCTCGGTATTCTCATCATACCCGTTAATGACCCGTTATCAACACCAATATGAGAAGCGAGAGTAAGGTAGCGTTTATTACTATCAAACACGTAACCCACGGATCGACAAACACTATCACCGGAGCGTGATGCTTCATAAGCCTCCTCCTGTGATATCCACCCAGTGAACTCGCAAGAATCAATCCAATCTATTTCTACAACATCACCTAAACGTGCACTTTGTACCTTCACTTATCACCTCCTATTATACCTATTCTTATTATACCAGAAAGAAAGAAATAATGCTCTTCTGGTGGCGGCCCGAGAATGGGCGAGTAGTAATAGTATTATCTTTTGTACTAACCATAGTATAACCCCAATCTACTCACCCCCTAAAAACTTAGAAAGTTGGTTTGGTATTGGCATTGAACCTCCATTACCCACATTAAGACTTGCTGCTACATTATTCGCCTGGTTGGTTGTAGCAGTTATTGGATTCTGATTAGCGGGAGGAGATGCGTTAGTTGCTCTTCCTCCAGCGCCCCCAGCTTGTCCTTTCGGCTGCGGTTGTTGAGAAGTACTCTCTTGACCGCTGGCCACCGTCATTCCCATCTGCTGTAACTGCATATCCAACATTGCTTGTTCCTCTGCCATCGCAGCTAGAACAGCGTCTTTTAATTGTTGATTTCCACTCTTCATTCCCGCCGCTCTAGCGAGATGCTTCTGTACTGCTGGATCATGCCAATTCATTCCCTCAGCTAGCCTCTGCATTGCCGCCCTTGGATCCTCTATACCGACCCAATCTTTCATAGCGTCGTATAACGGGAGAATTCCGGCCTGATTTGCCCCTACAGCGGCTTGAATAAGCGGCACGGAATCTCTCGGCGTCACCGCATCAAATGTAACATCGACATGGGTACCATTTGCGTAAATCATCGACGGATCAATATATTTTCCACTCATATACTTACGTCCTGTGTTAGGGTCATTCATAGCAATTTGTAAAGGCCCGGCGAATTGGTATCCAATTGTTGCATACATCTCTAACATCCGCTCAAACTTAATCTCCCTAAACCTCTGTATTCCATGCAAGATTGGTTGTACTACATCTTGCGCTCCCTGGCTTAACAGGTTAATCGCATATCCCGCTAATACCCCGGTATTCTGTCCATAGAGAACGCTTGGTACCCCACCTTTTTGTAAACGCTCTTGAATAACTTGTAGAATAGGACCCGCATCAGGCTTCATCGCAGTACTATCTAGAATCCTAGCATCCTGTGTATGCATTATCATATAGTTCTCGCCACCGATACCCAGGTCTAATGGTTCTGGTTTATTAAAACCGTCATAGAATATTAGTCGTGGTGGATTTACACCTTTTGACACTTCTGTGAGAAGCATTTGTAGAAGAAGTTCGAAAGCTTCTATCATACCGATAATAGGGTATAAGGCATCGAGACCGATATGAGCAATAGCGCTTTCACGATCACTTTGTGTACGAGATGTGCTAAAACGGCGAGTTGGTGTTCCGCGAGGAGTGATTATAATCCAAGGGTTTAATGAATTACCTTGTAAATCTGTATATCCGTGCTTAGTAAGTGGTTGTAAAACTATTCTATCATGCGCCCCGTTTACTGTAATACTACCTCCGTCTACTAACAACTCAATTTTATAAATAGAATCATAATAGCAAATTATATCAATCTCATCATCGTCATCTTTACCTAGTAGATATTCAAATGCTGTATCATACTGTGACTGCGCTTCGATAACTGATACAGTATACTTACGTATTACCTGCAAAAGCTCATCTCCGCTATATCGTGGGTATATAAAGAGAGGATCTTCAAGGAGATACGTCCACGGTAGGTAGCGGTCGTTTGGGTTAGGTATAATCATCCCGGTTATCCAGCCCCTTAACACCGCATAATGAACCTCATCCCGAATCGCCTTACCGTGAAGTGCTTGACTATACTTTCTATCAAGTTTATCATCTGCCCATACTAACAGCTCTTCAATTGATTGTGCTACATCTTCTAAACCCAAGCGTCCTGCCGGTACATCAAACCCCCAACGAGCTCCTGCCACCATACTCGTAATCTTATCGACAGTTAAATAACCATCATTTAATTCAAGTAACTCACCTTCCTGCACAGAAACCCCATCAATTATACTCTTACCACGTGCCTTCCTAATCATCTCTTCAGCGTACCTAGATCCTAATTCCCAAAATGATTGTGATCTGAGCATACGTTCATTACGAGGCTCCCAATGCTTAATCAGTACATCGGATGTTTTGAGTATATAATCATAAAGCTGTGGAAGTTCCTCTTCGTTGAGCTGATCAGCCATTTTATTAAATTCCTTGAAAGCAAATCGATCAAGAGGCGATGTGATGCCGATTTCTCCAGGTAGCCCTATCATCCCCTGATAAGACGGTTGGGTAGGGGGTGTAGGTAGTGTAGTAGGAGTAGATGACTCCATCATTCCTGGTAATACGCCCTGCATTGGGTAATTCATCATAATTATATAACCATCCTATCGTAACTCATACGGCGATGCGCAGGTGGTCTAGATTCTGGTGGTGCGCCATCAGCCTTTCCAAACTCATCAATAATTCCATACGCAATCGCCTTAGCAGAGTGATTATTCTTATCTATAGGTTTATTTACTGACCCGAACTCCCCACCCTTTCGTAACGCGAAACGATAACCCTCTTCTAATTCCCATATAGTGTTTTCGCATGATGGGTGGATAATAAGATATGGTGCCCCTGTAAGCGGATTAATTCGAAGCCTGTCATGGGTTCTTTGCAATCCTTCTTCTATTTTAACATATCTTCCTACTACTGGTATATTTCTAGGACCAAATTCTCTACGCCATGCCTCTGCTGCTGGTTCTCCTGCCCCCGCATGCGCCTCCGCGGCGATATCAATTACAATTTTTTTAAATTCCTCAACTAACGAGTTACCAGCTACATACTTTGCAATATCTTCATTCACCATTGAGGGCAGTCGAGAGTCGGGGTTTATGTTGAGGTAGGAGGGAAGTTTAGTATTCGTATAATACTCGTAGAATAAACGAGTCTGCCCGCCAACATTCTGAGTAAGGAGTACACTATAACTTGAAGGATAGTATCCTGGATCTACCCAAATGTTAATAGGGTAGAGTGGGGTATAATCAGCATATGTTTTTACATGTGTACTACGCCGAAATTCTGGGAAAACAACTCCTAGTGGCGATCTAGGCGTCCCAAGAAACCTCTCATCAAACTCTTCATCACTTAACGTCTTTTTAATCGCTAATATCTTGGGGTCTCGTGGACCGTCAGGATATTTCTCGGGATTTGCATAGGTAGGGAGGCAGAGCGATCTACCCTGGAATTCGTTATCACCTTGACAAATATTCCAAAGATCCGGAAACCAGCGTCCCTTAAACTGCTCAAAGGTCCCGGAGACTAATAACCATCCCGTATTGTGTGTAACACGCGTCCAAAGAGTTCTGAATGCTTGGTATGTTTGCCGTCCCGCCTCCACCATTAGTACACCATCAGGACTTTCACTCGCCAATGTACTCTCATCTTCACTACTTAATGTCCTTACGACACAACCGTTATTAAACGTAGCACGGGACGGGCCGTTAGCAGGCGCGCTCACAGCATCACCCCTCATAATACCTATAGCAACCGCGTTTCTTGTGAGATATTGGAACTCTAAACGAGTATCATCATACCTCTCGCCCACAATCCATAAGATTTTAGAACACCAATGCATAGCTAGCATATGAGCAGCGCCTAAGGTACTCTTCCCAGCTTGCTCACCTCCTGATAGAACAGTAAGGATCGGTAGCGGCCCGCCTTCTCCATAACGTGGGCGTATAAGCTCTTTATGTATTGCATTATGATAATTGTCAGCACGTTTATATGGCGTTGGGAGAAGGATTTTCTTTAACCAAAAATCTATCATCTCGAAATCAATAGCTGTAAATGGGTGTATAATCATATCATGATCCCGGATTGGCCATATCTCCATAAAATAGTAGATCTTCCAATTCCATGATCCTCCTATATACTTTCGTATACTCATCTATCGGTACACTGCCCGTCCACATACCGTTACTAGAATACGCCGTACGCTTCATAGTGTTATACACTACGCTTAACTCGTCCAGCTCTTTTTGCGCCTCAGCCCGTGATGGCATGCTCATAGCATCGTGTAACGTCCCCTTAATAGCGTCTCTGAACGGTATATCAATCTGCTTACTTAACGGTGAAAGCGTAGATTCAGGCAATCGTATGAATTCACGTTCTTTAGGACTCCATTCTACATTTGGCTGCGTTATGTACGATGCTAATATCTCCTTAGTAGGTACCCCCGATGAATATACAGGTCCTTTAGTAGGTAAAAACTGATCAATACGAGGATCAGAGCTATAGCTAAGACCTCTCTTAGGACGAATACTACCCCCCACATCCCTTCGTACTCTGTAGAGAACAGGATTTTTTACGCCTAACCAATCTAATAACGCGCTTGTGATTCCTCGTGTATTAGCAATATCTTGCAAAGGTATCGCACCAAGCTTTTTTATTCCCCTTGTGGAGGTTTGGGAGTATGTATCTAACGCACGTTCAACATTAGGGGCGATGTACTCCTGTAATTGAAACGCTTCTCCATACGCTCTTTTTATAGAATCCTCGAAACGTCCTGTCTTGTTCGGCGCGTTTACAAGATCTCCCAGCTCATTTAGAGACAATCTCCCTCTCTGAAAAGGTAATCCCCCCAGAAACTTTTTAAAATCTACTACTTCTGGAGCCAGTACCCTTTTACCAGGCTGAGCGCTGTATGACCCTGGTAGTGACGGATTGTTTATTATCTGCGATAACCACTGGTTTGCTGTCATAGGCGGTTGTACTGTAGCATCGCCTTTTCTAATCCTATCCCTCATTAATTCAAATAAATCACGCCACGCTATCGCCTTATCCGCTATTACCGGATCTTCCATCATAATCGATAATAGCTCTGTGGGTGGGGTAGTAGCATAATCCCTGTCGGAATAGGAGCGTTTAAAACGCTCTAACTCGCTTAGTAATCGTTTTCTATGAGCTTCTGTACCAAAATCAGGCATATCTTGTCGTATAATATCAAGATCATCTACCCAGCCTTGCGTTTGTAAATTATTTATAGGTTCTCCAGGCATTCGAAATCCTATATCTTTCGTACTGTCACGAAGCGTTCCTAAAAATTCTGTAAGTGGGGTATACGGGCGATAAGAACTTCCTGCGGCGCTATCGATACCGTGTACAAGCTCATGCATCATTGTATCAACTCGTGTACGATTAGTTTTATTTACATAATCTCTATCCCATTCCTCAAGCGGGTTGTAATAGATATTACCACTCACTGGCATATACCTACTACCACCTGGAACATCTACAATAACATTCTCTGTACCGGCACTCATTTCAGGATATTTTTGTAATATGCTATTTACATGCTGTTCTATTCTTGGAAATTCTCTTATAACCTTATCTGATTGAATAGTCCTTGCTATCCGGTTTTTTAGAACATCTAAACCGCCTAAGATCCCTATATCACTGTCGCGACGTCCCAAATTAATAAAATTTAATAAGTCATTAGGCCCGTACTTCATACCACCATATAACTTTACCATATCTGATAACTTTGTCGTGACAGGTGCCATCTTTCTAAGAAGGCCGCCCGCAATCGGCACTCCTCCCGCAGCACCTAAACCCCTCTCCCATAATTCAGGCTCCCTACCCTCTTTACGAGCCTGTAATTCTATATCTGCTATACCCGCAGCGGCACCTGGCGTTCCACCGCCCATCGATAGAGCAAACGCCGCAGGTTCTAATGCTTCACCCAAATCCCTAGGTGAGCTTGCAACCATTTCCACCCTATTACCTAACGTATCCTCCTCGGGCAGCCCTACACCAGGTAACTGCGGGTGTGGAACATACCTCCACTGCTCCCTCCTTCTCCTCTCCTCTTCATCGGGATCGAGTGGTGGTGGCCAAGGATCCTGATTAGATCCAAGGAAATCTGCTATACTCGGCCTTGATACAGCGATTACCTACACCTCATTACCTATTTCTATAATCTCTGGAAATGGCTCTGCTTCTACTAATGGAATGAGACCTATCGGAGCCTCTTCGTCATCATCTACAGTGATTACGAAATCCACATGTGTTGTTGTTTCAGTATGCGTCTCGATCATAATATCAGGACGGCTTAATATCCACAGTACCCTGGGATCTTTTTGCGCCATTTCTACAGCAGTCGCCATAGCAATAGCCTTCGCAAACCCCTCCCTATTATCCTCGGCTAAGTGCGATAGGAATATCCTGGCAGACGGATCATGATGTGGGATAGATATTTTAAACCCGTACTCTTTCATCTTATCCTATTAAGGTACGAAGAGCTATTGAAAGGTACTCCAAGTACTCTGCTATTTGTTGTAGTATTCCGACACATGTATTAAGGTCCATAAAATACCCCCATTACTACTTATAACCACGGGCTTTCTCAGCCTTTTCCATCTTCTTCATATGCTCCTCCTTCTTCTTCCCCTTCATACCCTTCATCATCTTAGCCATTTCCTTCGCCATACTTTCCTTTGCCATACTACATCATCCTCTCATATCACCCTACTATTGCTATTTCTCCCTCTATTATACCAGATTTACTTGCCTCTTGCTGTTTCCTTCTTAGTAGTTTTGCAAACTCTTCGCTCACATTTACCATATTATTATTAATCTCTGTAATATTACGAGGCGCCCATCTACCAGTAAAATGCCCTAACGCCTGCAATCCTTTGAATACGGTATCGTAATCAGGCGCTACCATCTCTACCCCACCCTTACCTATCCAGCTCTTCGTAGCATCCAGCATCCCATCAATCCTTTGCACCGCTTTACCCATCAGCCCCTCTAATTCGCTCAGTAGTATCCCATCAAATCCCTTAAAATAATCAGTATAAGCGTCATTAAAGTTACCGATTTTCCTACCATCAGCATACTCTTGGGGTTTCTTCCACGACGGTACGGTTGATGACTTTAGTCCTAGTGACTTAGCGCACTCACTATCTGTCTTAAATCTCCACCTCAACATGAGAAACATCCGCTGGGCTATACTTAACCCATACTTCTCGCTAAGCTCTGCCACAAAGGCCCCTATCTTCCAGCCTACAGTCTCCCTGCCTGCGGTCTCTGGCCCATCTACACGCCCTACCACCGCCTTTTTACCCTCTTCCTTGTACCTTGCTACCTCTTTCCTGTTCATTACAGGTGTTTACCACCACCCTTTTCTATTTTTGTGCGCTCCCCGCCCGCCCATAACCTAATTATGTCACTTTTTTCTATTTTTGTCAAGTGTGGGTGATTTTCGTGCCTAAATCCCCAAATCCCCACCTTTTCTACAAATTCCTACCCCCTACCTAATTAGCTATCGTGGATTTTGGGCAGCCGAAAACAGGACTAATTGCGGTGTCGCGGATTAAAAACTGCCTAATATAGACTAATCGCAACTTCTGCGTATTGTCCCCGTAATCAGCACCATTATTGGTTTGAGGCAGCAATCTTTTCAGAAAGCCGGACCGTGTACATCGACAATCCTATCCTCTGCCTCTCGTGTCGCAACGATCATGCGGTCTCCCTTATCGTCCGCGCATACTTATCATATCACAAATCATGCCCCCTTGTCAATAGCAATTGCGAATCGCGTTGGGCGGAGCCGGCGACGGAATAGCATCGACGCTGTTGCTCGCGTATCGGAAGGCCCCCGCACCCCTTTCAATTTTGTTTAGTAGACGGGGGACCTCCCTCTCCCACATCTCGCCCGCCCCTTGCTCGTGTCCACACCCCCCTCCCTGTCGTGCGTGGGGTTCGGAGGTGGAGCGTGGGGGGTCGGGGTCTGGGCATGATGTCGGCAGCAGCAGCCAGAAAGTTTTGGTTGCTGACTAAGAGTATGAGGTGTCCGTGATGATGCTCACTGCCGGGGAGATGGCGCAATTGAAGGAGTTGGTTGCTGCCGGGTTCAGTAGCGACCAAGTTATGGCTCTGTTCGCTGCTAAGTCTGGGAATGTGGAGAAGGTGGAGAAGGTGGCGCAGCCCACTACTCCGGTCAGGGTGCTCCCGACGCCTCCCGTCCAGCAGGTGTATGGCGGCCCGAGGTGGAAGCCGGTTGGTGACGTCTCGCCGTCCGAGCTCGTTCGGGCCATCTTCGAGCACGGGAAGAAGGTGGCGCAGTATCAGGCCAAGACCATGAAGAATGGCGAATTGGCGGACGGCAGTTTCCAGAACCCGAGGTGGATCGTGAAGGGTCTCGGGCGAACGTACTTGGAGGCCCTCCAGGAGAAGTTCGGCATCGGAAAGGAGGAGGTGGAAGAGGCCTTCGAGGTGGCAGTGGCCGGTGCGGGGCTGTTCCTAACCGCTAGGAGAGGGTTCATCACCGATAAGGACAACGGGAACGGGACTGCGACCCGTACTAAGGTCGCAATCTAGGCGGGGGGCCAAGGGGAGGGGGAGCAATTCTCCTCTCTTTGGCCCAATACTTAGGCCACGCCTAATGATTAGCCAGCAACTAATTATTAAGTGTATAGTAGCTATTAGGGGAGGCTGGAAGGGCCTAATAGCTGTAGGGCAGTAGCTTCTAGCTAGATGGGATGGAGGAGTATAATGCTAATAGTAGCGGTAGTCGGATATGCAGTCACTATAGCAGTCATGGTACTGCTTCTGGTGAGTTAAGGAGAAGCCAGTGACTCAGATAGAGGAGTTGATGGTAATGGGGTTCAGCCTTGAGCAGATAGGCGAGCTCCAGCGAATGACTACCGCCCAGCAGCAGGCTGCGACTCCCAGGGTCTACAACCGGCGAAGTAGGGTGCCTCATGGTGCTATAAATATCATGAGACCCTCTAAGTGGGGGAATCCCTTCAAGATAACGGCGACTGTATCAAGGAGGGAAGCGGTCGCCAAATTCCGAGAGTATATGACTGTAGGGGTGGGGAAGAACCTGCCCCTGGAGGAGTTGAGGGGTAAGGACCTAGTGTGCTGCTGCAAGCCATTAGCATGTCACGGTGACGTGTTAGTGGAGTTAGCGAATAGGAGATAGTACTGGTATGGATATCAGAAGGATATTCAACCGATTGGGCCCTGGGGGGCTTAAGTGTCCTTGTTGTGGGCCAGCGCCTCGACACCGGAAGGCGTTCTTCCGGATGGTGAAAAAGCGGGAAAGGGTGTGGGTAGGGAGGGTAGTGGAGGAGCAGATAGCAGCAATGCTGTAGTTAGTGGTGCCGGTACGGGCCGGAGGGAGAGGTAGGAGATTATGGTAACGCTTCAGAACATAGTCGCACAGTACGGGGTGCTATCAGCCGGTCAGCATACAAAAGCCGATGGTAAGGCTTGTGTGTTAGAGGCGGCACACGCTGCGATAGGTGACCCATGGTCAGACACCCCGAGTCGGTGGCCGGATCTTAGGCCGTTGAACGATGGGCCGTGGTCAAGTGACCAGGCCAGGACTGAGGCGCTGGTACCAGTCCTAGAGGCACTTTGGGACTGGGAAAAGTGGCCGCATTACAAGCGGACGTTATGGGTAAAGGAGGTTATACTACAAACCGTTCGAGAGCTGCTGCCACCAGTGTTAACAGCTTGCGGTTTACAAGCCGAAGCTGCCGCCTGTGGCAAGGCTGGTACTTTTACTGAGGCGGCTCGTGCTGTCTACACTGCTGACATTGCTATTCGCCGCATTGTTCATGATAACGACGCCTCTATCGCCTCTGCCGCCGCCGCCACTTGCATCAGTCGGGCTGCCGGAGCGGCCCGTAGTGCTTCTTATGACTCCACTAATGCGGCCCTTCTCTCCTCCCGGGCTGCTGTCTTAGCCGCCTACGCCGAGGTCTATCACGCTGCCGAAACCTACGGCGCCGGCAGCATCGCTGGCTATTCCGCAGACGGCATACTGGTTGCGGCCTGCAAGATATGGTGTGGAGCTGGGATGTAGTAAGGAGAAAGGAGAGGACCATGGCACTCA